ATTATATTTCTTCATCAGAAAAATTTTTAAAAAGTCATAAAAGAATACTTCGTTAGCCCATCACACCTACATATAAACAGGAGAATTATCATGTCAACTAGTCATCAACAGTATCTTGCTTGGATTAAACAAAATCAACAAAATAATCCTGAATGGAAAGCCGCCAATGTGTGGCAGAATCGTAATCAGTCAGAAATTAAACCTACACAGAAAAAACCATCAGACAAACTTCCTGAAGGAACAGAAATCGTTGACGAAACTCCTGAGGAATAATGAAAACTTTTTGTCATGAATTGGTAGAATTTAAAGAAACTATTCAAGTTATAGAAAGCAATCAAGGAAGACGCTATCAGACACCTGATGGTATATTTCCTTCTGTTACTACTGTGACAGGATGGAAGAAGCGAGGATTCTTTGCTAAATGGAGGCGAGAGAATCCTGAGGAATCTAAACGAGTGTTGAGTCGTGGTACAAAACTACACTCCATAGTTGAGATGTATCTTAAAAACTCTTTGACTCCTAATTTTTTAGCAGAATCCTTGGGAACATCAGAGATGAATTTATTTTCTTCAATGAAATCTGATGTTGATCGCATTGGTAAAATATATGCCATCGAAACGGCTTTGTGGTCTAAACAAGTAGGACTTGCAGGAAGAATAGATTGCATTGCTGAATTTGACGGCATTCCTTCTGTAATTGATTTTAAATCATCCAAAAGAGTTAAATCAGAAGATGCAATACAGGATTATTTTATGCAAGCCACGGCATATGCTCTTATGTGGCAAGGGCAAACAGGACAGAAATTAAATAATATAGTAATAATAATAGGTGTCGAGGATGCTGGATGCCAAGTATTCACAGCCGATCCTATGGAATATGTGGAAGACTTGGTAGATGCCATTCGAATATACAATGCAGAACAACCAAAAGTCCATTCTTGATATACGATGTTTATAATGTCTAAATACTACACAAATGAAATGTTTTCTTCGATATCTCACGGAAACCGTCAAATCCTCTAGTGGGAAGAATGTTCATTTAGAGCATCTCGAAGATGAAATGATTAATGGTGGGTTTGCAGGTTTCCAAAAGGCTATAAAGGCATTGAATGGGGTTGTGCAAGCATTGAGTGCAAATAGTCCAAGCACTCACGATATCACCGTGAAATGGGATGGTGCACCTGCTATTGTCTGTGGTATTGATCCACAGAGTGGTCGTTTCTTTGTAGGAACAAAGAGTGTGTTTAATGTAACTCCCAAACTCAACTTTACCAATAAAGATATTGACAACAACCATCCTGGGGATGGATTGAATGAGAAATTAAAAATTGCTTTGAAATATCTTTCAAAGTTGGGAATTGCAGGAATACTGCAAGGCGATCTATTATTTGATTCTGCATCAAAACAAAGAGAAATCATAGACAATAAAGATTATCTTACCTTTCAACCAAATACTATTAAATATGCATTAGATCCGAAAAGTGTTATAGCCAAGAAAATGATGGTGGCGAAAATAGGAATAGTATTTCATACTGCATATGAAGGTACTAGTATTCAAAATGTCACAGCACGGTTCAATCCTGATATTAGTGGATTGAAAAAAATAAAAGATGTGTGGTTCGACAATGCTACATTTCGTGCTGTTGGTGGTAAGGGAATGTTCAGTCCTGAAGAAACTAAAACAATACAAGTATCAATAGTTTCTTTGACCAATTCAGCCAAAGATATTAAAACATTGTTGAATGCAATATCAAAGAACGAAACCATAAAGACACCAATAAAAACCTATATCAATAATCTAGTCAGAAAGAATATTCCTACTTCTCATGCCGATAGCAATCAATTAGTGCAGTTTATGATGGATAAAGCACAGATTCGTAGAAAGACTTCTTCCGACAAGAACACACCATCTATAGAATGGATTCGTACTCACCAAAACGAGATAAATAAGATGTTTGCTTTGCATAATGCTTTAGCAACATTGAAATTGTCTATTATCCATAAGATGGCTTCGATGAAGAGTGAAGTAGGAACATTTGTTAAAGATAAGAATGGATATAGAGTAACAACTCCCGAAGGATTTGTTGCAATAGATCGAATGAGTAATAGCGCAATTAAACTAGTTGACCGTTTAGATTTTTCTCGTATGAATTTCACATTAGAAAAGGATTGGAAAAAATAACGACAAGTAATTGGTGTCCACAGTATTTTTTTCGGAGGTGATCTCTTTGGCAAAAAAGGTTCAAGATAAAGTAAAGACTCAGCGACAAGGTAAAACCATCGTGGTTGCATTTGGTCGCTTTCAACCGCCAACTGCTGGACACCAATTACTTGTTGACAAGGTTATGGCAACTGCAAAAGCGAATGGTGCAGAACACGCTATGTTTAGTAGTAGATCAGAAGATGCAGAAAAGAATCCTCTTCCTCCTCAACAAAAGTTCAAATGGCTTAAACGATTCTTTCCTGATGCTAATTTCATAAACAACCCCAAAATCAAAAATCCTGTGGATATGTTATATTATTTAGCGGACAAAAAGTATGATCATGTTATCTTTGTTACAGGAGATGATCGTGTTAATTCTTATGAAAGTTTTAAAAAATTGACCAAAAAGTCCACAGAAAGATTAAAATTAAAAAGCATATCTGTGGTTAGTGCGGGAAAGCGTGATCCTAAAGCAAAAGGAACTGCGGGAATTAGTGGAACTCAATTAAGGAATGCAGTTAAAGAAGGAAAGTTTAATGTTTTCCGAAGCGTTCTACCACGAGGAGTAAATGGTGCTGATAGCAAACAATTGTTTAATGATGTGAAAAAAGGGCTAACCAAGTCAATAAAAGAAGAATTGAACTTTTCCTCCATATATTCAGCAGCGGCAACAAGAATATTAGAAAGCGACAAATACAAGCGAAGAGCACCCACCCCAGGACAAAAGGGAGGCTTTTCCAAACACAATAAAATATTCCCAATACCTCCGTGCAAGATAGACGAGGGAATGATGTATTGGTTTGAGAATAAATGGAAAAACTAATAAAATACACAGCATCAAAGTATCATAAATAGAAAAAAGGGAGATACCACAATGGACGGAATGGCTAAAGATAACGGAATGACATCAAAACTTAACACACTTCTGCGATTAGGACTTGTTTCTAAAAACAATATCCGACGAGCCATAACTCTTTTTCAAAATCCAGAAAAGGCAATGAAGAATCCTGCATATCGTACTTTGATGCAGGAAATTCTAGTTGATGTTGTGGATCGTGTTTTAAATAATCGTTCGTTGTTTACTGCTCTTCGTGCAAGTCTATCAAAGGAATCTGCTCTTACTACCGAAAGTGTCGGCGAAGAACGAACCAAAACTTTACTTCGATCAGGACTTGTAAAAAAGAAAAATGTAATTGCCGCTCGTCGTGTATTAAAAGATCCATCCAAAGCAAAAGCAATGAGTTCTAGTCGAGTCTACCGTGAACTTATGATAGATCTTTTGGATTCTATGGTAAAGAAAGTTACAGGCAATCCTGTTCTATTCAATGCATTCAAGAAAACTCTTGGAACAGAAAATATGGATGAATCATTTAATTCTCCAAGTATTGAAAGCATTACTTTTTTAGAATTGGATAAAGAAATGCAGGAATTAATGGAATCTCACAAACCAACAAATTTTGAACTGTGGGCTGAAGCAAAGAGTAAATCCCGATCTATATTTGAATCGGGAAACAATCTTGTATCTACAGCATGGGCTGCAAAATGGTATAACGAAAACGGTGGAGAATGGATAACCATTTCAGAAGGAAAGAATTTCTTTAATTTTATGAATGAACTGTGTGAAGCCTGTGATTGTAACAAAGGCGTTGATCAACTCGATGAACTTTCTCCTGCATTACTCAAGCGTTACAAAGCAGCAGCAACTGTGAACGCAGATAATTTAGAAAAAGAAGGTGATTATCATGCTCGTCATCTGCAAGGAAAAATGAAAGATGCAGAGATGGGCAAAAGAGATCCTGTTACGCCTAAAGAAAAGAAATTGAGTATGAAGATACGAGATAGAATGCATAAGAAGAGTGATGCTCGTCGTGAAAAGATTGGACAAGCAGAAAGAAAACTTGGAGAAGAAACAGAGCAGATTGACGAATTGAGCAAGAAGACCAAGGACGCATATATTGCCAAGCGTGGTTCGCAACTATCGTCCATGATGTACGGTTCTGGAAAGAACTACAATTCACTCACAGGCAAGAAGCAAGCCAATGCTGTGAAGGGCATCAAGAAGGCTATGGGTGTGAAAGAAGGCACAGGATACTCTGACGAGGAAGTGAAGAGCGGAAAGCAACGCAGTGGACGACCTCATCCAGAAGCAAGATTTCCCGGTTGGAAAGTGGGAAAGAACATGCTGACTCAAAAAGTCAAGAACGGTAAAAAGATTGGACAAGCAGAAAGAAAACTTGGAGAAGATGTCGAGCAAGTCGATGAAGCAGGACAGGCTAAACTCTATAGAATGCGATACTCACACGGTCGTGCAATGCGTCGAGGAGACACAAAGAAAAAAGATGCTATGGGAGTTGCTACTTACGATAAACAAAAGAAAGAAGATGCAAAAGATTTAAAGCGAACAGGATCTGC